TAGTCGCACTTAGGATAAGAATTCGCGAAAGCTTGTTCATTGTTTTTTCGGGTTCCTTTTCAGTTCGTTGAGCCGCCCTGGAAGAATTTGGCGATTGTAGCTGTCGAGCGATGCCTTGCTGGTCTGAACAGCCGTGTTCCGGACGAAGGCTTGAAGGTTGCCGTTATTGTCGACGGAGACGACGACGTCGGCGGTCACGTTGACGTTCTGGCTACCACCACCGCCGGAAAGCGCCTGGCTGACCCGGTTGTTCGGAATGACCTGCGAACCGCGCGGGAGATTGACGACCTCCGGGCCTTTCTCGCCGACAAGCGCGAGGCCGCCCGGGGCGGAGGGCGTTCCATTGGCGAAGTGGCCGGTCAGCAGCGAGCCGATACCGCTGAAAAGCGAGCCGAAGATGCCGCCGGACGAAGTCGAGGTTTTCGGCTGAAATATGGAGTCGAAGGCCTGATTGAGGATCATGTCCTCCAGCTTTTTCAGGATATCCGAGAGCGCGTCGCTGAATTTTTCCGAGCCATCGATCGCGCCTACCAGCGAATCCTTGAACGATCCGTAGAATTCATCGGCCGCCTGGTCGGCTTTCTCTTGCTGCTCCTGGACCTTGCGCAGTTGGGCCGCTTGTGCTGCGTAAGCTGCGCTTTCCTTCTCGATCGCGGCGACCTTGTCCGGAGACAGCTTGATGTCGTCGAGATCCTTCTCGCCCTTGCGGCGCGCCTCCTCGCGAAGATCAGCCAGGGCCTTTTGCTCCAGCTCCAAGGACGTCTGCCGGCGCGTCTGCTCCTCATACGAGGCGCCGACCAGCTCGGTCTCCTGCTTCAGCGCCGCGGTGCGGTCCTGGATGGCGTGGATATCTGCGGCAAATCGATCGTCTGCTGTCTTCTTGTTCGCGCCTTTTGCGGTCTTGGCGCCAGTCGGTTTGTAATAGGGATCGTCCGTATCGACTTGCTTTGCGGCGGGCGGCGACGGCCGCTGGGCTGGAACTGGGCCATTCTCCGGAAGGGGAATATCCGGACCTTGAACGGCGCCGCCTACCTGAAAACTCTGTATCGTTGGCGCGATGTTCGCCGCCTGAGCCTGTAGCTTCGTCAGCTCCTCCCGAAGGTCGGCTAAGTGCTGCAGTGCATCGGTATTGTCGAAACCGAGCTTGGTATTGTTCTGAATCTGCTCCTGCAGGATCTCGATATTGCGCTTCGTACCCTCGACAGCTTCATTGGCCGCCGTGGCGTCAACGTTGATAATGTTGCCTTTGGAGTCGGTGGCTCCAAGCTCGCCGTTCAGCCACCTAAAGACTTCGGAGTTGCCGATATCGCCTAGCCTGCGGTCGAGATCGTCAAGTGCCTGGCTGACCGCGCTGAACGGACCGGAGAAATCAAGGCCGGAGACGACTTCTGCAATGTGACTGATCGCTTCTGCCAGCTTGTTTGCCGCACCGGTTGTATCGTCGAAGTTTCGGACCGCTTTCGTCAGCGCATTCCACAACGAGATACCGGCTTGCCCGATAGTTTCGTTCGCGCCTTGGACCTTGTCATCGAGGTCGGACGCGCCGGCGGCGATGCCGTCGAAAAGAGCCTTGCTAGAAATCTTCTGGTCATTGACCAGCGCTTTCAGCTGCGCAACGCTCCCGTTTGCCTGTTTTATGCCCTTCGCCGCGGCCAATGCCAGAGCTGGCATGCCTTCGATAATCGAGTTGAAATCCTGAGCGTGCACGGTGCCGGAGCCGAGGGCCTGAGCCAACTGAAGCAGAGAGCCGGAGGCCTCCTCGGCGGTCGTTCCTGAGATTTTCAGCGCCTTGCCGACGTTATCGGTCAAGCCTATGAGCTGATCGCTCGAGACTCCAAGCTCTTTCTGCACGATCGAGACGCGCGAATACAGCTGCGCCAACGATTCAATCGGCGCGCCGTTTCTCTGCGCGACATCGTACAGCTTATCAAACGTCTGATTGAGTTGATCGCCTGAAAGGCCCGCAACCTTCAGGGCATTGTTGATTTTGGTGCCGGCGTCGGCCAAGTCCGCAAAGGTTTTGATGCTGATGCCGGCCGCAAGGACTGCAAAGGCGCGACCGAACACGCCAACCTCGCTCGACGTCGATGCCAGCGCCTGATTAACCCGGGCCGTCGACTGGACGACGTTCGCCTGCATCTGCTTGGTGGCGGTTTCAGACGCCTTCCGGATGGCGCCGAATTCCTTGGCAGCGGTAGCCGATGCCTTCTGCATGTTTTTTTCGAACTGCGTTATGCGCGCTTCGAGTAAGGTAGTCAGGCGCTGGACATCGTCTGCCATCAGGCGCTCCCCCATTCTGAGATATCGCCGTCAAAATCGTCGTACGACGACCGGCCTGTGTCGCCCGTGGCGCATCTGGCAATCGCCATCGCGGCGGCAACAGCGCCATCGATCGAGAGCCATAGCTTGGGCTTCGTAAACCTAACAACGTGGCCAAGGTCGGTGCGTTTGACCACGACGTTGCCGAAGCAATGCCTTAGGACTGGGTTGTCGCCATGGTGAAATTCGCCACCAAGGATGGCTCGCTCCAACTCGTGATAGGCCGGCAACATGATGGACGGTCTCTGAGGCATGTCCTTTGCCGGAAGGCCCATGTCCAGCAGATCCGGCTGCACGCCCTGCGCCAGTGCAGGGTCGAAGGCGATCTCGCAGACGCGAAAATCCTCGTAGATCTCAACGAGCTTGTCGCGGATGCGACGGTGGTCGATCACATTTCCAGGCGTGGCATCGATCAGACCGTCATCAACCCATTGCCGGTATGTCGCTCCAGAACCCGCTTCACGGTCGTCGATGTTGTCCTCCGGAATGAAGAACCATGGGTGGACAAAATACCCGTCTGCTAACCGCCACGCTGCGACGATGACTGATAGGTCGATCTTCGATGAGAGGTCCACACCGAGCCAGCAGGGCTCGCTCTTCAAAGTATCGAGGTCGTATGACTTTCGGCCTTGATCATAGACATCCATATCGACGAACGGGTCGACCGTCTGATCTAACCAGATGTTCAGCTTGAGCTGACGAAGGCTCTGGCGTTCGCCGACGCTGCGTTCGGCGCGCTTGGCGTGGCGTCGGAAGCCGGCGAGAGAGGGATATCCGTGCCGAAGGCCGGGATTGACTCGGTGCCAAAGGTCTTCATCGCGCCAATCGGCATTTCGATCGGCTTCGAACAGAATGGGAAGGATCGACGGATCATCGATTTCGCCACGGGCAACCTTGCGAGCATCGTCGACAACCTCTGAAGCAAGCGTGTCATGCCCCCTGCCTGCTGTGGTCGCTACCACCAAGAGTGGATTGTCCGACTTGTCGAGGCCGGTGGTAAGCGCTTCCCACATGTCACGGTTTGGCCAGACGTGAATCTCGTCGGCCAGCACGAACGCTGGCGTGCGGCCGTGCTGCGGACCGGCATCGCCGCTGATTACCTCAAGGGCAGCTTCTTCAGGATAGACGATCTTCTTTTCGCTATTGTGGGCGTCGTAAGTCCGGGTAGCCTTCACCAGACGCTTGTCGGCTTGGATGATGCCGCGTGCTTCCTTAAAGGCAATGCCGGCCTGCTTTCGATCGGCGGCAGCGAAGATAGCCTCGCCCTCTGCGGCACGCTCTGGCCCAATTGTGTGGAGCAGCGCCAATGCAGCGGAAAGGCTGGTCTTGCGATTGCCGCGCGGCAGTAGGAGAACGACCGTCGAAACAATGCGCGTGCGGTCAGAGTTTCGAGGTCCATATATCTTCCGAACGATACGCTCTTGCCACGGATCGAGTTGAAATTGCTTGTTAGGCAGGGCGGATTTTGGATGACGGAGTGCGCGCAAAAAGCGAACCGCCCTCTCGCCGTATCCGAAAGGATCTGCAATCTCGGAGTCGTCGTAAACCCAGTCAGGAAATGTCGAGCGGATTTTCGCTATCATCGCCATCTCCCTTCGGACGTTGGAATCCCTGTTTCGACCGCGCCGCGGGCGTCAGGCCAAGCTCTGCTGAGAGGCGGGCGACGGTCTCCATGGCCTTGGCCATGATGCCGCTAGCCGGATTAGGCTTCAGCATGCCATGGGCGGTGTTCACCATGAGTCCGTGTTGGGCGATCGCTGCTTGGCATTGACGCACTGTCCACAGCGCAACGATGTAAGTTTCGAGAACGCCGACCATCGACGCAGTCAAAATCTGTCGTTGCACCATCTCCGCGGCCAACGTGTTCCACTCTGCGATAGCGTCTGCGGAAAAATGCGCAGGCGGCTTCGGAACACCCTTGAGACCGCCGTCGATCTCCTTCAACTCGGCTTTCCGGCCCTTCATGCCGACCTCATGCAACGAAGCTCGAGTCCTTCGTGGCGGCCAATCTCCTTGACCTCCTTGAGGTCGAAAACACCGTCGGGATAGCTGACGCGATCTGCATTGGTGACGCCGGCAAGCCATCGGGTGCGGAAGATGATAACGGTCTGGTCTACCGCCCCATTGCGGATGAATTCGTCGGTGCTGGCCTGAACGAGCTGGGCCCGGAGCGTGGCGAGCTTCGCCCACGATAAGACCGGCGTGCCGTAGTCGTCGACCGTGCTCGTGAAGCGTTCGATGGTGATACTGCGGTCGAGAGAGCCGGACTTCATGCCATCTCCTGCACTAAGGCATTCAGTGTCACCACTGCGTGACTCGTCACGCCGTCGGGATCTCGTAGGAAGCGGACACCCTGAACAAAGCAGTCGGCGAAGTGGAAGCCGGAGTTTCCCTCAAGTTTGAGGGAAAGTGCCTTGCGGATCGCCCCAGCGATGAGCTTCACTCCGACTGTGCTTGGCTCCCGCTTCCAGACATGGACGTCCATATAGACCCGTGTGAGAGTGCGGCCGATGCTATTGCCCTCGTCGACGGACTGGCCTTCACCGATGATGATGGCGGGGTCCGGCGCCGGCCGCTCGTTGCGATCGAGGATGGATGAGGCTGGCACAAGGTCGGTGAGGGTCTCTTGAGAAATCAAGACACCCCTTATGGCTTTCTGAAGGGCAAGTTCTGGTGTCATGATCCACCCCAGTTGTCGCGAACGGCCTTGCTGACCGCCCGGTTAATACGCCGCGAGGCGCGCGCCTTGAGCAGGCGATAGGAGGCGAAGAAAAAGCCGTGGGGAGGCGCGCCATTTGCGGTGCCAAACTCCACCCAGCGTGCGTAGAATGCCTCATCGCTGCCAGCGTAAATGGTGATCGTCAGCTCGCCTGCTGAACCCTGAGCGAGAACCATTGCGCCGTCTGGCGCGTCGCCCCACGTCCACGCGATGGAGTCCCTGAGCTTGCCGGTTTCGGCCGGGCACAGCGATTTCGCGAGATCGACGATTTCCTGAGCCGACTTTTCGAGTGCCGGCTTGACCGCATCGCGCACCGCCTGAGGGATCGCCTTCATCCGTGCCTGGAGCGCTGCCAGACCACCATCATCAGCCATCTCAGAAGGTCCAATTCCGATAGTTCCGGACGATTTCCTCCAGCCCGAAGGGTATGGTGGAAACGATCCCCGTGGCGGACAGCTCCCGGTTTTCGTACCATTGGCCGGCGAGCTGGCAGACGGCCTCGACCAGAGCAGGCGGAATCGGATCCTGATCATCACCGCCGTAGGTTTCCTCGATTTTGTAACCGAGGAGACGCTCGATATGGTCTTGAGCCGCGGCCGCCTTCCGACCGATCAGAGCATCGTCATCGGTGCCGAGATCGGCCGTAATATTGAGCTGTTCCTTGATCTGATCGACCGTGACAATCATGGATTTCCCGCCAAGTGGTTGACTTTATTCGATCCAAAAAAGCGATCGATAAAAACTAGGTCCAATTCGATGCTCTCTTGTATGAAGGACCGTCCGCCGGTTCCCTAAAAAGGCCCAAAGTCTCGAGCCACCCGGCCGTTCCCGTTCCGTTCCGGGCATTCGTTCTCGATCTGTTCCTATCTTCACGCGTCGCCGGTCGCCGCGGCCTTTCGGACGATGTTCGAGTTGACCGCGAGGCTGATGTTCAGCTTCATGACGCTGTTCGCCTGATCGAAGGCCTCGGCTGCGCTCATGACCAGGGCCACGAACTTCCGTTCGGATGGCGTGGGTGCATCACCGGCAGGTGCATCGTTGAGAACGATCTTGAACGCGTAGTTATGAGCGGTCTTCTCGGCAGCGATGGCAGCGAGCTGACCCGGATCAGTGCCATCGATCGCACAGACGGTTTCCATCGTGCCAGCGCTGCGCGTGCCCTTGAGCGTCTTGTCGCGTCCTTCGCCGATAATCGCCTGTGTGATTGCCTGACTGGTATCGCCGACGGTGCCCAGGGTATCGAGGCCACCGATCTCAACCCATGTCTGCGAGGTGAAGTCAGCCTCGACGAAATCAACGTTCTTCAGTTCAAGCGCGCCACCGATGAATAGCTTCGAGCCTGCGGTTGCGTAGAAAGTCATAGCTATGTCCTTTGTGTTCGCCGCTCGTCGGCGGCCTCAATTGCGTTGCAGCGCTGGCAGGATGGCCTCCAGTTCGCTTTGTTCATGCGCAGATCGGGACGACTGCGGATGGAAAGGATGTGAGCAACGAGAACAGCGTCTTTGCCGCATCGGCAGAGCTTGTTCTCGGGGCGAGCGAGAAACGCTTTGGATTCCCTCTCCCATTCGCTGTCGTAGCCGCGCTGGCGCGCGCTGGGCCGCTTCTTGTCGAACCTTGCCTTGCGCTCCGCCTGGATGCGAGCTGCTCGGGCACACAGATTGTCGGGTCCATGAGCCTTGCCGCAGTGACCGCAGATGGATGGAGCGCGATAGGGCATCAGATCCAGCCGTAGTAAGTGCCGGTCGTGCCAGTCTGCAGCACGCGCGTCGGGCGCATGAGAAGGATCTGGCCTACGGTCATAGCGTAGGTGAGATCTGTGCCGGCGCTATCGCGGATGACGATGTTGCCGGCGGCTTGGCAGTAAATCGCCTTCGGCATGTCAGCGAGATCCTGGCTATCGCTCGGAACAATCGCAAAGTGCTTCTTGACGGGCGAAGACGGGGTATCGGTGAAACCTTGGAACTTGTCGCCCATCTTAAGGCACCGGCCGCTGAGCGACGTCGCCCTTGATGATCAAAGCGCTCGCTGCGATCGACGTGCCGCTTACGAGCGTGAGCACGGGGCGCACGTACCGTTTGAAGCCCTTGTAGCCTACTTTGTAGGCGGAGTTCGCTGCCAGAGCTGCTGGAAAAGCTCCAAGCAGGTCGGTGGCGGCTACGTCCGTGAACGTGGCGTTGTCATCCGACTCCTGAAGCTTCGGTGCGAAGACGCCAGCGGCGACGATCGCGCCCGTGTTGATCACAATGGCGTTGCGGTTGCAGCCAAGCAAGTCAATGCCCGGTGACGTCGCGGTCGCGGTCAGCACCTGTGGGGCAATCGACTGGACGATGCCGATATTGGAAACGAGATCACGCATGTAAAAACTCCTTCTGGTCTTGCGACGTGACCGCAGAAATGCGGCCACATCGGCAAGAGCTGCCGTCAGTTGACGGAGATCTTCATCTTCTTGAACTTGGCCGCCTGCAGGACGCCGGCGCCGACGCGGCGGGTGGCGTGGATGCGGGTAATGCCTTCGGTAGCCTTCAGATACGGGTTGACCAGGATCTGGAGGCCGATACGGTCGATGATACGGTAGCCGCTGAAATCGCCAAAGATGATCGGGAATGCGTTGGCGGCGACGTCATCCATGTCAGGCATCTCGATCACCGGCCGACCGAGGATCGTTTCCGGCTGCCCGAGCTGGAAGGACGGCTGCCAAAGGAAACGGCCGTCGCCGTCTTTGATAAGGCGTACGCGGCCGAGCGTAGTGGAGTTCATGGCCCATGTGCCGGCGTTGCGATAGGCGGGCGGCAGGTCGTACATCAGATTGACGAACCCGTCCGCAGTCAGCTTTGCGGCGTCGGTACTAGGGACATAACCAATGTCCGAATTGGTCATCAGACCCTGCGGTGCCAGCGCGCCGTCGCCCTTCACGAACGCCACGCCTTCTTTCTGGCCGAAGTCGTCAGCGAGCGCGAGGCGGACCTCAGCTTCGGCCTGTCCTGCGGAATCGGCCAGAAGTTGGTTGGAGATATCGACGTAGGTGTTGATCTCCTTCACCGGGATCTCCGCCTGGCCGAAAGCCGGCTCGCTCGATTCCTGCGGCTGCAGCTCACCCTTCCACTTGGCGTTGGTAATGCCGGTGCGCTTCGGATAGCTCACAGACGGCGCGGCGGTGGAGCGCACGCTGGCGACGGAGCGAACAGGCGACACGAGCACGAGATCGCGAATGAACTCGTTGGACATCTCCTCCGGAGCGAAATAGCCGCCGCCGGGGTCGCTCGAAACTGTAAGCGCCTTCAGCTGCTCGACCGGCGTGTTGTAGCCGAGGCGAAGATAGGTGCCAAACGCCTTGCGCTGTTCCGTGACTTCCTGCTTCTTGTCCTCTTCGCCGCCCGGGCGATTGGCCTTCGTCTCGACGGCCTTAACGCGCTCAACCAGCTTATCGACGGCGCCGACGGTCGTCTCGAATGCCTTCAGGCGCTCTTCGAGACCAACAATCTGCTCGGCTTCCGTCTTCGTGTCCTGATTTTCTTCCATAACTTTCCCTTCGGCCGGCTTGGCCTTGACCGCTGTAATGCGCGCTCCGGGATGGACCGGTAGACGGCAAAGCGAGATTTCCGTCACGGTGACGGCTTTGAACGTCGTGCCGCCATGAGCATTGGGCTCGTATTGGTCCGACGTGAATTTGAACGAGAGTCCGCTGAGCTTCTTCGCCTTCAGCTGTTCGCGCGCTTTGCGGGCAGGAGCGATGCCATCGACAAAGAGATTGCCCTTCACGTTCATTTGGCGGGCGTTTTCGGAGTGGGAACTCCACACGCCGACGACAACTGACTCGTTGTGCTCAAGCACCATCGGAACGGACTTCGCGAATGTGATGGCGCCTGGAAGGATGATGTCGCCAGTGCTGTCCGGCTCGTCGAAGATCCAGGCGATGCCCTCGACTTCGCCAGCGTCGGAGACCGAGACCTGAGCTTTCGTTAAAACGATCTGCTCCATCAGGCGTCCATCCCCTTGATTTTGCTCGACGCAAAGTTACGTCTGTTGCCAGCGAAGGCATCGACCTGTTCACGCACCCAGGGGACGCGGATGAGCTTGACGGCGGCGACGTGCGACAGCGAGACGGGCTTGCCCTCGTCGACGAGCTCCCAAGCCAGGATGAGGCGAGTGAGCGAGGAGATGACGCAATCCTCTCGGTCCTGTCCCGACACACGGCCCTCAGCGCTGGCAGCTTCCGCAAGGTCGTCAGCCATCTGGACTCGAGCGCGCTGCGCATAGAGGCTGTCCGGCCCGGCGATCGTGAGCTTGATGCCGGTCGGTGTGCCGTGAAACGGGTCGAGCAATTCAAGGACGGCGCCACGGTTCTGGTCCTCGACGACCGCTAGAACGTCGGAGAGATTCATGCGGGCTCCTTGGGGTCTGCTTGATTTTCAGCCGACACGTCATTTGTGGAAGACTTGTCGTTCGGATTCTGGCCGACACCCGGCTGATTGCTGCCGGTGTTCGGATTGGCATACTCGCTGCCGCCGTCGTACGGCGGCAGGTCGAGGAAGACTGTCCGAGCTTCGTTGGGATTGATCGCCCGAGAGGAAATCAGAGATGCCACTGCCGTCGCACGCGCCGTCAGATCGACGTCGGAATAGTCGTCACGCTCGAAGCGAATGCGGTAGGTGCGGCGCTCCTCAGGAGTGAACAGCGCGCGGCGTAGGGCTGCCTCCAGCGGCATCATCCAGAATTCGAGGCCGGTGAGCCATTCCTTGGACGCCTGCCACGCGTTGCTCCAAGTCGCCCTGTCGAAGTCGTACAGGAGTTGCGGCGGGACGCGGAACGCGCGGGCGATTTCCAGGATGACGAACTTCCAGGTTTCTAGGAATTGAGCATCAACGCTGCTGAGCGCAACCTGATTGTA